TTGGCGTCCTCATGTAAAAAGATCGCACGTGATACGCCTGGGACCTGGAGGGTATTTCCCTACACACCGTGATGACTTCAGGGACGAGATTACAACTATGAGGATCTTTATTCCTATTTTCCAGTGTAATCCGAATGATATGTGGTTCATGCTTGAAGATAAAATATTAAACTTTAATCATGGTCAATCTTATTTTATTAACACATGTTTAAGTCATACAGTATTTGCTACTCATGAAGCAATGTTTATAGTATTAAATGTAGAAGTTAATGAAGATACTTTTGCTATAATCATGAATAAGATGAGCAGATAATTACACTCCGAATGATGTACCACATCCACATTGTGCTACTGCATTAGGATTTACTACTTTTAAGTAGGATCCACCCAATTCTTTTATATAGTCAATAGTACAACCTATAATGTACATTTCTGCTACAGGATCAAGAACTAGCACCTCATCAATTGGTTCACTCCATTTGACATCAGGCCATTTTGACTTAAAATCCCATACATAAGTAAAGCCACTGCATCCGCCACCTTGAACTCCAAGTGTGACGATGTCGTTGTTTGCAATACTTTTTAAGTAATCTTTAGCACTATCTGTTAGTTGAACCATCCGTGGTTCTCCTATCTAAATCTGTTAACGCCACCATTCTTTTTGGCTAGGTATGCTTCAAACTTTACGTCTGGATATTCTTTTTGTAATGATAAGAATGCAGAAAGATTGCTCTTTGCATCATCAAATAATCTCATACGTTTATATATCTTTTGATCTAAATACTTTTTAAAGACAACTATTTTATTATCAGCTGCTGATCCAGGTCCTAAGTTTCCTGATCTTTCAACATATATTTTATCTATATCAATGCCATGTTGTCTAAACGTATCTAGGAATAATTCTTTATTATCAAAGTTAGGTCTAGCTGTCACAATAATAACCTTTGATCCTGCCTTTGTAGCATTTTTTAATATTGCTTGTACTTTACCTATCATTCTTGCGATTGGTGTAGAAGTCTTATTAAATATTTCTGCGTTTGTAAATTCACCGAAATCAAATTCTTCACCTGGCTTCTTCTTATAGGTGTTAAAATCTTTATTGTCCAATTTTTTAATTGTTTTGCCATCTTTAACTACGCCAACTTTAGCTTTAGTTACAAACATGGTGTCATCAATATCAAATATTGTTAAACCCTTGCCAGCTGCTTCTACAAGGAATTCTGAAAATCTAATCATTTATTCTTCCTTTGTAGATACTACCGTAAAGTTAGGATGATTATGTATAATCTGTGTTATTCCTGCTAAACCATCAGTATAACCATTAACTTCTTTATAGCATTCTTCGTCATTAAATTTTCTCACGAACGTGACTGTCTTACTATCGGTTAGAGTAGTAGATCTTTCTAGTCTTCCGCCTGTAACACTGTAGCCAATTGCATTAGCATCATTTAAAAATTTCTTAGATGATTGTTCGTTTGTGGTTGTTAGATCAGCAAATGACCCATCTTTAAAGTTTACTATTCTTTTGATTTGTGCACCTTCAATAGCGTACTTTAGACCAAATGCTCTAAAGCCTGGAAACTCTTCATCAAATAATTCTCTCATATTATCTACAACAGTCATAAATGTAGAGATATTTCCCCACACATTTTCAATAACTATTGTTTGTGTTACTTTTGCCATGTAATCTTCCTCATCTTTTATCTATTTATATACATAAAGTCCTTTACATTTGCGAAAAACTGTGGTATAATAGAAGGTTAAGCATAATTTCTACTGTGACAAATATATCACAGCTGAAAATAAATATGCATAAATATGCATAAAGTCCTTTACTTTAAGAAGAAACCGTGGTATAATAGACTTATAAAATGGAAAAGGAAAAGAAATATGTTTAAAAAAGAATTATTCTCAAATGATGGTCCCTATCTTAGATATGACAACTCAATCGTTGCTAGGTTTAAGTACTCTGGTCCCTTCACAAAAGCTAACTTTAAAAAGTTTTTAGTTAACTCTGGTCTAACTCCGGATAACTACTTTCAGCTAAGACAGAAAGATGTCTCTCCTCTTAGCGTATGGGAGCTTCATAATCCTATCTCATATGAGTTAACACTTGCTAAATGGAGGGCCAAATGATAATTGCACGGTTACGATTGCGAGCAATAAAAATGGAAATGTTTGATCAAATCACCAAATTAGAAGCAGTCACACCTAATGATGGTGGACTCACTAAATTTGAAAAAGGTCAGCTTTCTGTATTGAAATTGTATTTTAACAAACTGATGAGGAAGGACTATGATATTGCATCTGAAGCTTGAAAAACCTCTCGTATGGTATGTTAAATGGATAGCAACAGTCCTTGTTATCATTTCAGTTGCTTGTCGATCAGTCGAAGAAATACCAAGGATATATGACCTTGTGTTCTCATTTACTGGTACAATTATGTGGTGGTGGGTCTCATTCATATGGAATGATCGTGCTCTACTTACACTCAACACAACACTTCTTATTATCTTAAGTAGTGGTCTTTTAAGGAGTATATTTTAACTGTGACAAATATATCACAGTGGAAAATAAATATGCATATTTATGCATAAACTCCTTTACTTCTTCTCATGAGTGTGGTATAATAGACTTATAAAATGGAAAAAGGAATAAAAAATATGTTCGTAGTTACAACCCAAGCTTTAGAAAATTATGGTGCTCACGAAGAGGATGGAAAATTCTCGAGCGATAATGCTAGATGGAAATTTAAGTCAGGAAGCACTTACCTTGTCCATGATTTGGAAAGGCCTCAAGATGCTATGGCATTCGTCATGGCAGCTTTCTCCGAGAACAATCTAGGATGGAAAGAATATCCATCAACTTGTGAGGACTATGATGACTGGATTGATCAGATCCGCAAGGATGCTGATGGCGATCAGGAGCAGATACTCTTCTATAAGAAGTATCTTTATGAGGTATCTCCTAAAAGCGGAACAAAAATAACGAGATATCCAGATTCGCAACTGTGACATTTATATCACAGTCGAAAATAAAAGTGACTTTAGCCGCATAAAGTCCTTTACAATTGAGAAGAAGTATGGTATAATAACTATATTAAATGAAACAAAAGGAAAATAAAATGTTAATTAAATCTGAAATGTCAAAACTACAAGCAATGTTAATCGAAGCAGATTCTGATCAAATGTCAGAAATTGCTCAAATGTTTAATGATGCACGTAATCTAAAAGTTGCTCGTGCAGCTAGGTCTTTTACTGTAGGTCAAACTGTTAAATGGAATGGCAAACGCGGTTCAATGAGTGGTACCGTTGTTAAAGTTCTTAAAAAGAATGTTCGTGTATCAACTAAATCTGATGGCATTTGGAATGTCACTGCATCACTTTTGAAAGCAGCATAAACTTGAAATAAAGGGCATAAAGTCCTTTACTTCTTATTAAAACTATGGTATAATAGTACTATAAAATGAAACTAACTGAGAAAGATATATTATGAGTCATGAAATTGAAACTATGGCATACGCCGGCGAACTACCTTGGCACGGTCTTGGAGAGAAAGTCTCCAATGATCTTAACACTGATCAAATGCTGCAAAAAGCAGGACTTGATTGGGAGGTTGCAGAAGTTGAGTCTTATGTAGACTACAACGGTGAGCAAATTAAAACTGGTCAAAAATCTTTGATCAGATCAACTGATCACAAAATCCTTACCAACACTGGTAAAGATTGGCATCCAGTACAAAATCAAGAAGCATTCGATTTCTTCTCTGAATTTGTATTAGCTGGTGACATGGAGATGCATACAGCTGGATCACTTAAAGGTGGTCAAATTGTATGGGCTCTAGCAAAAATCAAAGAATCATTTGATGTCTTTGGTGATGATAAAGTGGATTCATATTTGCTTTTCTCAAACCCACATATGTACGGAAAGTCAATTGACATTAGGTTCACACCTATCCGTGTAGTATGTAACAATACTTTGACATTGTCACTTGGAATGGAAGCAGCCAAAGCAGTAAAGCTTGGACATAGAACTGAATTCAGACCTGATAATGTTAAAGAAACTCTTGGTCTTGCATCTGAAAAGTTTGCTAAGTACAAAGAAATGGCTGAATTTCTTGGCAGCAAAAAGTATAATATTGAGTCTTTGATTAGATATTATAATGATGTTTTCCCTAGGACTTCTGGTGAGGTTGATGTGAATAATTCTGAAACTCTGCATAGAGCAGGTAAGCAGGCATTTGACGCTATCTTAACTCAGCCAGGTGCTAAATATGCTGAAGGCTCTTGGTGGCAGGCACTTAACAGTGTAACTTACATCACTGACCATGTTCAAGGTCGTAATAACGATACTCGCATGGCTTCAAATTGGTTTGGTGGCAATCAGCTACGAAAAGTAAAAGCTGCAGAAAAAGCAGTTGAATACGCAACAATGTCATAAGGGGATATATTATGAAAGAAATCACTCGCTTAGAAAAGATCGTAAATGGTCTTAATGCAAAAATTGAAATGTTGAAGTCGTATCAGCCTTCAGTTAAGTTTAATTCAGAAAATGAAACTATCACTTTTGATGGTCTTGAAGTAGTAAAAAGAAATGGCAAATCTATAATTCTTCGTGACAATATCGGTCGTGAATTTATGTTTAGGTGTACCGAACATATTGATGGCATTACAAAAGGAACTCGTCTTCCAATTGTAGATGCGATAGGGAGTTAAACATGAATATTCGTTTTAAACAATTTACGGGAGTTGCTATCGCTAGCAGCTTCCTGTTGATGGGAGGTTGTTCTTCCATCACAGGTGGAGGAGGCAAATCAGACTTGATTGGTCTTCACGCTCCTGGTGGTGAAAATACTCAAAGAGAGGATATGATACCTTCTTGGTTTATTAATCTCCCTGGCGACGGCGAGGAAAAAGTGTATGGATCTGGTTCTGGTCTATCAACTGACTTACAGTTTGCTATTGATAAAGCAATTCATCAAGCAAAAACTGTGTTAGGCGATAAAATCAGTAATGAGGTTTCATCTGAATTAAAGACGTATATGGCTGATAATTCAAATGTAGGCGGAGGGATTACTGTTGAGGAAACTCAAAAAGTTTCAAAGTCTGGATTTAAAAATATCGATATAAGCAATTACGAAATTGTTAAAAAAGATGTCTTTAAAGAAGAAGAAAAGTTCAGAGCATATATTCTTCTTGAAATTGATCCACGTGGAAGAAAGAAAACTAGATCACGTGAGCCAATAGTAATTACTAAAGAAGATTTAGATGCTGCTCAAGATAAAGCACGTGAAGCATTAGGTAAGCTTTAATGTTTAAGATACTTCTCATTGTGGGAGCTCTGATATTTGGATATCAGTTGGGACAAAGACCATGTGTCTGTGCTTCCCTCCCAGAGAATTATTTCTTTATTGAAACATTCGAAGATGAGATGTGTGTAGATCAAGAACGAACTACATTTATTACGAGTACTACATCGATGGGAAGAGCTGAAATTAAATGATAGAAAAGTTACTTAAAAAAAGAACTAACATAACTTTTTTCAAGAAAACAGAAATTCCAGAAAAAAAGGTAATTGAGGAAATACTAGAAAACGCACACAATCTAACACCTCACAAAAATAACTTCTGGCATTACGAAATAGATGTGTATGGTCCAGAACATGCAGAACAGAAAAAGCTGTTGGCATTATCAACAGTGACTAATAAATGGCAGGATTATTACAAACAACAAAATCTTTTGAACGAAGATTGGGAGACATTAAAGAAAGCATATGAAGATTGGTTTGCATATCATGATGGCGACACAACAAAAAGCCATATAGTTAATGACAGATGGCATTTCAATAATCAAGTTACTGCACCATATCTTTTAGTTTACTATCCTGCAAAAGTAAAAGTTAAACCAACACAGTTAGAAGGCAAATATTTCAAAAATACACGAATGATAAATCGATCTAAATTCAAATCCTTTGAAAAAGTATCTGACGAAGAATTTAACATACAAGCAGGTATGCATTCTATGGTGACTTCGTTACTCTCATTGGAAAAAGGATTAGATGTATCGTTTTGTAGATGTTATTTTTATAATGAAAACATACACACTGACATTTTAGCAAAAGGATTTCCTCCTTTCATGTTAGGTATCGGATATCGAGATCCTGAGATGACTAAATGGAATACTAACGTAGATAAGCCAGAATTAAGTGAAGTAGTTAAGTGGCAAATTAAATGAAAATAATTGCATTTAATGGTGTACATTATGGAAAAACTATGGTATAATATACTATAAAATGAAAAAAGGAATACATTATGGGAATATGTTTTAAAGACGATCCAAAATATAAATCTACTTCTTACATCGGATCATTCAAGATTGATGACGAAGAAGATCAAAAAGAATTGAAAAGCGTTAAACGTATGGTTGCATGGGCAAACCGTTCGATGAAAGAACGTGGAGATACTTATAGGTATCGCGTATGTTTACGTGGCAGATATGCCAAAAATAAAATGAAAATAGGTAACAGCATTGTTTCCTATAATTATTCAGGCAACATCGTCGGAGGCCTTGAAAACGCCAAAGAAGTACGTTGCTACATATATCAACGACGAGATTAGTATTTTTTCTTTTCCTTTCTGTAACTAATCACCGTTGATTAAAGGCGCCAGAGTTTATTCTCTGGTGCCTTTTTACGTTCAAATTCAATGCTATGCATTAATGAAATGCAACTTCATTTTTATATAAATAGTACTAACAATACTAAGGATTTACGCATGCTCAGATTTAGACACTATTTAACAGAAGTTAGAGTAGACACTACACAAAATGCTAGTATCACAGAGTTGTTTCCAGCTCTAGCTTTTAACAATGGGTATAACCCTACTGACATTAATAAATTTGCTGATTGGGCAAGAGCACTAGATCTTTCTTCTGGAAAATCTTATTCAGCATTTGTTACTAAATCTAATGTAGAAGCTGGTAAGAAAGTCATTACTACTACATCAGAAATGAAGCCTAAATTCTTTAAAGATAAAATGGAAAATGCAATTGGCATTACTAAATGGTTATATGCTACAAATAAAAAGAAGAAAATTAAAAAGGTAGTATGGGGATATAGAGAAAAACCAGAAGGCATTCCAAAGAATCATGCTGGAGATATTTTTGTATATTTTGCTGATAAAAGCAAACTAGGAGTAAGTCTAAAGGCTGGTACTAAGAAGTCAAAAGAGCCTTTATTAAACACATATGTTGGTACTACTTTTAAGAAGATAGATCAAGAAAAGAAGCTTGGCGCACTTGGCGATGAAATGTGGAGTAAACTATATTCTAAAATACCAGGCGTTACTGATATTGCAAACAAAAGTAACTACATGAATAAAGGTATAAGAGACCAAGTTACTAACAAATATGTTGAGTATTTTGTAGAGAACGAAAAGGCAGCAAATGAGTTATATACAGAAATGCTTTATATTAACAGAGTACATATGACTAAAGCTATTAATTCGTTATCTCTAGATGAGTTCAAAACGTGGGTTATAGATAACTTTAATCTACAGTTGTCTTCTACAAATATCGATGTTCCTTTGATACTCGTAAAGGCTGTAGGTAAAATTGCAGAAGAAAAAGCAGATGACCTTGCAGCTATGATAGGAACTCTTGTTAAACATAAAGCTACTCTTAACGCTTCATCTGTACAAGAATGGTTTATTGAAATAGCAGATGCAACTGGTAACAAAGCTAAAATGAAAATGGCAATTAGAAGTGATGCTGGCGTTAGAGCCGGTAAGAAACCTGGGCAAGTAGGCAGGCTTGGTAAATATCTTCAACTTAAAATGCAATACTCAGGATTGGTGTAATGATCAGGTTTAAAAATTTTGTAGAAGAAAAAGATTCAAGAATTAAAAAGGCAGGTGTTGAAGGTTTCAACAAAGCAAAGAGAACACCTAGTCATCCAACAAAAAGCCATATCGTCGTAGCAAAAGTTGGTGATAAAATTAAAACAATTCGTTTTGGCGAACAAGGTGCATCTACAGCTGGAGATCCTAAAAAAGGAGAGTCAGATAAGATGAAAGCTAAAAGGAAATCCTTTAAAGCAAGGCATGGTAAGAATATTAAAAAAGGTAAGATGTCTGCAGCATACTGGTCAGATAAAGAAAAATGGTAATTTAATGGTGTACATTAAATCAAATCTATGGTATAATAATACTATTAAAGGGAAAAGAAGGAACCAAACCAATGAATACATTTAAAGACTTTGTTATGAACAATGAAGGAACATGGCACTTACCTGGTGATCGTAAGGTTGCGGCTAATTTTAAAAAAGCCATGCAAAAACCAATACCTCTAGGTGATGGCGGTGAAGATGCTATTAACAAATTAGAACCATTCATTGGTGACGATAGATTATTTGATGACATTGGCACAGCAGGTGATAAGAGTCCTGACAAAGATGCTCGAGGAATCATTCGTAAATCTTTTAAGAGATTGTCTATTGATCCAAAGACACATCAATGGACAGGCTCACCTAGAGAGTCTGTAAAAGAAGCATACGATAAAGCCAATAAAGCTTCTCTAACTATTAAAAATGGTTATGATGAAGGCGACGGTCCTGATAATAAAAAATTAGTAAAGTTTATTGCAAAGAAAGCAGGTGCTGAAGTTAAGCTCGGTAAAAATGGAACTATGGTTATTAATGGAAGCGATGAGCAAATACACAAAGCTTTGCAGATTCATTACAGCGATGACAAAAAAGGATTAGGTGATTTAAATTATCATAAAACAGGTAAAACATCTTCAGACGATCATGTTAAAGGAATGTTTTCGTACAAAGCAGAAAGTTACATTTACGAAGATTCAAAAGCTGGAAAATATAAAAAAGGCGAACTGATAGTTATGGGCCAATGGCCTTCACCTGATGCATGGGTAAAAGAATACGTTTTGCCAAATATCGACAAAAAAGGCGTACGTATTTATTCAACTGGACCATCGTTTAAAATAGAGAAGCTATAATGAAAACATTTCAGGAAATAAGAGAAGCTAAAATAAAAATTGACAAAAAGTTTGTGTCTTTTCATAAGAAGGCAGAAGCTCATCATACACAATATGCAACTAGTCATGATACTGAAAGAACAAATATTCAGGACGATGATGATGATTATGATGAAGAAAATGATAATGATCATGCAGATGCAGAAGATGCTCATAATGATGCAGCTAGTGCTCATAAAAAAGCAATGGATGCTGCAAAAAAGAATGGAACTGATTCAACACAATATAAGAGTGCAGCAAAACTAGCTTATAGTTCTTCAGAAAATGCACATGGTAATGATCCTGACTTTGAAAGTATTAAGAGAAGTCCTGCTAAGAAAAAATTAAAATTAATGAAGACATTCTAATGCAGAGATTTAGTCAATTCATTACAGAAGAAAAGAATACACATATGACCCACATTGAGGACAAGGTTCTCTATGGTGGTGTTAATGGTACTAGAAGCGCGATTAATGCCCTTAGATCATTAAGAGATATGTTACAAGGTACACACTCCGGTAAAGTTTCAGTAAAATGGGACGGCGCACCTGCTGTTTTCTGTGGAATTGATCCTACTGATGGTGTATTTTTTGTAGCTAAGAAAGGTATCTTTAATAAGAATCCTAAAGTCTACAAAACACCTGCTGAAGTTGACGAAGACACTAAAGGTGATCTTGCAACTAAATTAAAGTTATGTCTACAATATCTTCCTGAGTTAGGAATCAAAGGAGTAATTCAAGGTGATTTACTTTTTACAACAGGAGATCTTGATAAATTAAAAAAGGGTGGTCAATCTTATATTACATTCCATCCGAATACAATTGTTTACGCTGTTCCTGCTGGAACTCCAGCAGCTAAAGCAGTTCAGAAAGCCAAAATAGGCATCTGTTGGCATACAACATATAAAGGAAAAACTTTCGATACTATGAAAGCATCCTATGGTGTTGATATGAAGAAATTAAAGAACTCTAAAAATGTATGGTCCCAAGACGCCATTCTTAAAGATCTTTCAAAAGCTACTATGACCGAAAAGGAAACGGAGGAAGTAAATGCATATCTTTCAAACGCTGGGAAACTATTTAATCAAATTGCGGGAAGTACTCTACGTCAGTTGGAAGCACATCCCAATCTTGCTCAAACTATTGAAACCTATGGTAATACGTTTGTACGAAAAGGTGAAATCATTAAGTCTACGTCTAAGCACGTGGCTGGTCTCATTGCTAACATCAATCAAAAAATGGATAAAGAAAAAGATAAACGCAAAAGCGACAAAGGCAAAGTAGCAGTTGATGCTAGAAGAGACGAGCTGCTAACTTTCTTTTCTGTTAAGAACAAAAAAAGCTTAATTAAAATGTTCGATTTACAGAAAGAAATCATTCTAGCAAAGTTAAAACTTATAAATATACTACAGAAACTAAGTAATATTGATACTTTTGTAAAAACTAAAAATGGGTTTAAAGTCACTGACCATGAAGGTTATGTGGCTATTGACACACTCGGTGGTGGAGCGGTAAAGATTGTTGATCGAATGGAATTTTCGTATAACAACTTTTCGCCTGATATATTAAAAGGATGGGATAAGTCGGGGAGTAAGAAATGATCAGGTTTTCTGATTTCGTGGAGTTGACTCCACTTGAACTCGAAGAAGAGTTATCAAACGCAGGTAGGCGTTCTCTATCTCGTTCTATGAAGAGGCGACGTTTTAAACTAGCGAGAGCTCGTAAGAAAGTGTCGCGCCGTAGAGCCGATTCCGGAAGAATTAATAAACGAGCAAATCGTCAAGCTAGATCTGATTTAAAGAAGAAGATCAGCGGCGGAAAATCGTCTGCTAAAATGGGATTAGCCCAAAAGAAATCTGCTGAACGCAGAGTAAATATGATGAAAGGTCGTCAAGGCGCAATGGCCAAACGACTTCGTGCACCTAAGAGAAGGGCTGATAGACGATGATTAATAGATTTAAACAATTTCTGAAAGAGGATTCAGAAACCGTTTTCTTTACGTTTGGTAGATTCAACCCTCCGACAATAGGTCACGAGAAGCTGCTCGATGCACTCGCTAAAAAAGCTGGTAGTAACCCCTATCAAATACACATGTCTCAAACGAATGATAAGAAAAAGAATCCTTTGAGCTTTAATGATAAGATTAAATATTCTCGTATGTTGTTTCCTAAACATGCAAGAGCAATATTGAATAAAGGTAAGATTAAAACAGTTTTTGATATTGCTGTAAAGTTGTATAAGGAAGGTTATAAGAATATCACTATGGTCGTTGGCTCAGATAGAGTTAATGAATTCGATATTCTATTAAACAAATACAATGGTAAAGAAGGTAAGATCTTCTATAACTTTAAAAGCATTAAAGTAATTTCAGCAGGTGACAGAGATCCTGATGCTGATGGTGCTGAAGGTATGTCTGCTTCTAAAATGAGAAAAGCAGCTGCTGATAATGATTTTGCTTCGTTTATGCAAGGTATTCCTAACAAGGTTAAGAATCCTGATGCAAAGAAGTTGTATAATGCAGTCCGAAAAGGAATGGGTCTTAAAGAAGAGACTACATTTAAAAACCATATTGACCTGGGTAAACTTTCTGATGAAAGAGAGGCTTTTGTAAAAGGCGATCTTTTTGATGTTGGTGAACAGGTTGTTATCATTAAAAATGATCAAGTTGGTATAATAGAACAGCTTGGTTCAAATTATGTTATTGTAGATTGTGAAGGTATTAAGTATCGTAAATGGATTACCGACGTAATGAAGGTAGATTCACCAGTTATAAATAGTAACAAAGTCAACTAAAGGATAATTATCGTGCCTACATCACCATCAAATTTGCGGTTAGATCGAATAGAAGAAAAGATTGATAGACTCGCTGAAGCGATGGTATCACTAGCTCGAGCAGAAGAGAAAATAAACGTTCTCCAATCTGATCATGGCGACCAAAAAGAAAGAATGAATCGTTTTTCTGCAAAGTTAGATGATATTGAAAAGAAAGTAGATTCCAATGCCAAAACAGTAGATTTCATCCACAAACTGTTTTGGATATGCATCGTGACAGCTGTCACAGGTATTGCAAGTCAAATCTGGATGAATTAAGAGGAACCAAAATGAAAACCGATGAAATTAAAAAAATGGGGCTTGCGTACCTAAGTGTATTGGAAGCTAAGACAAATGAAACAGAAAAGGCAACTCGTGCTGAGTGGTCTGGCTATAACCCTTTTGCAGATGTTCATGAAGCTTCTAAAAAAGAAGATGCTTCAAACGATAAATCTGATGATGGTGAAGGACTAGATAAAGTAGATCCTAAAGCTGCTAAGAAAAAGTTTAAAGATCGTAAAGATAAAGACGTTGATAACGATGGCGATACAGATTCATCTGATGAGTATCTTCATAAGAAACGTAAAGCTGTTGGTAAAGCAATGGCTGCCGAAAAAGCTAAAAAAGAAGAAGCTGAAGATGAAGAAGAAGATGAAGAGGAAGCTGATAAAGAGCTTAAAGCTTCTAAAAAGAAAAAGGTCAAAGAAAGTTCAAACCCTTTCGCTATGAGACTTCGAAAGATCAGAGAAGCAAGAGCTAAAATTGCTGCTGAAGATGATGACGAAGATGAAGGCGAAGAAGGTGATGATGAAAAAGAAATCATGGCCAATAAAAAGAAATTGAAAGCTGGTAATAAATTTACTGGTGCACTTCAAGCTGCTAAAAAAGCTGGCGAGAAAACATTCGTTGTTTCTGGTAAAAAATATGTCGTTAAAGAAGAAGAAGGCGAAGAAGATGATGATGATGCTAATTCAGATGATGAGATTATGGCAGGAAAGAAAAAAGCGTTAAAGGCTAAAGCTGCTGTAGAAAAAGGCATGAAAGATAAAGAAGTCAAAGAAGATTTTGATACTTTAGTTGATATGTCTGATGCAGATTTTGATGAACTTCTTGAAGAAGCTTCTGATGAGCAACTTGAAGGAATTATAGGTGCTATTGGTAAAGGTATTGTTAAAGGAGTTAAGAAAGTTGCTAATAGATTATCAACTTCTGGTAGAGCTGATGCTGCTGATAACAAACTTAAAAAAGCTACAAAGAAAGTTGCAGACAAAGCACGTATTCAAAAGGCTAAAGCGGGTTTAGCAGCACTTAAAAAGAAGCCGGCTCCTACTAACGAAGAAGATGAAGAAGATGCTGGTCCAGCAAAAGATAAAGATCAAGTATGTGAAGAGTGTGGCCAGGTTCATGAAGGCGATTGTGATCCGGATGATGTTGAAGCCTTTAAGTCAAAAAAAGAAGCAATCAATGCTCCTATTCTTAAAAGAACACCAGGACCAAAAAAGAAGAAGCTTAAAGCTGATAACCATGATGACGAAGATGAAGATGATGACGAAGATGAAGATGATGATGAAGTTGAAGAAGGTTATTCTGAAAAAGAAATCAAAATGGCTATCGGAATTGCATCTGACCCACGTTACAAAGGTGGTAATATGACTGGCGCATCTAAAGCTATCGAAAAGATTAAAAAGGGTTTATCATCTGATAAAAAGGTTGCAGCTGTACTTAGAAAACAGAACGAAGATCTTGAAACAGAAAAGGGACTAAAGGATATGCTAGAAGCTAAAAAGGAAAAATTAGATAAAACTAATAAAGCAAGTATGTATATTAAAGATGCAGGAATAGAAAAAGAAGAGCACAAGGATATTAAAAAAGACGTTGCAAAAACTGGCGCTAAAGTTAAATTTCCAGGCGGTGGAGCCACTGGAGATATAATATATATCGGATCCGATGCTCAAATTGATGCATGCTTAAAGCAACATCATCCAGATGATAAAGATTTGAGTAACTTAATGTATCATAAGTCAGGACAGCATGATAAAGACTATGGTTCACAAGGTGGACATACATATAAAGCTGAAGGTTATAATGTAGCACAAGAAGAAGTTACTATTGAAAAAACATATGCTGGTGTTCAAAATGGCATGCGTCAAGCAATGATGAGAATGTGGGAAGATGCGCAACATACTAAAGGCGCAACCAAACCAGAAGGAATGTTTGACAAGAACTCAGGTTCAGCAGACAAAATGGTTGCAGATCATAAACCGGTTGTTGCAGGAGATGCTCAAAAGGTTGCAGATGAAGCAGCTAAGATAATTGCTGGTTCAGGTAAAGTATCACCAAAGAAT